TTAATTAAAGGTCACGGCGAAACTTTCGCCGTTCCATTCGATTTTGTTTACGAGGGTTTTTATTATGTTTCGGCGTATGGCGTAATCGCCACCCATGAAGTCGCTAGCTTTAATTTTATCGGCGGCTTCCCGTAGTATTTCTAGGTTCATAATTTCGTCGTCTAATCCATCCTTTTGTCCTTCTTGGCGCATCAATTCTTGGCGCAGGAAAGTGTTTCGGGCATCTAAATCCTCGATTTGCTTGGTTGCATATTTGCTGATGGTTGGATTTTTGGACTCTGCTAGTTTCATCACTAAATTTTTAATTGCGGCTTCATTTTTACTTATCTCTTGTTTGTGTTTGGTGGCTTCTTTTTTGGACTGTTCAATTTTATCAAGGGATATGACTTTTTTTGTTTCTAACTGCTCTAACAGTCCTGCGTCACTACTCAACAAATTACAAATTGTGTCAACAATATCTTTGTCGAGTATGTCGCCTCGAACATTTTTTGTGTCGCATTGGTGCTTTTTAGTAATTTCCTTGGTGCGGCAAATATAGTAAAACTTTTCATCGTCAGCTTTAACACAAAACGGTCGCATGTAGTCGCCACATTTCTTACAACGAAGCACCCCGCTTAAAATTCCCCATTTACCTATTGGTCTGCGGCGTGTATGCCTTTTGCGCTCATCAATTATGTTTTGTACTTGTATCCATTTCGCTCCTGAAATGATGGGTTCGTGAGTTCCGACGCCAATCAGCCAGTCCTTAGGTGGATGCTTGGTTTTACGAAAAACAGCAATTCCCTTTGACCCATCCCATTTTTCAACCTCATCATACACCTGCGAGCCTAACTGCTTAAAATATTCATATGTATGCCTATCAGCGGCGGCATAGATTGGGTGCGTCAAAATCCTGTGAAAAGAAACACATTTATAACGATACCCGCCACGTGTGCGAATATCATTTATTGCATAATCTTTTTCAATTCTACTAATGCTTTGCCAGTCAAGGTATTTATTGAAAATGTCTTTGATTTGACCAATTTCATCATCATCTATAACTAAAATATTATATTTTTTTCCTTCATCAGTTTTTCTTTCTTCTTTTTTGTAGCCCTGGGGAGTTTTACCACTTAAATAACGTCCTGTTTTGGCGAGGGCGGAAAGGTTGTCTGAAACACGTTCTGCAATTGTATCCCGCTCCAATTGGGCAAAAACCGAGGATATATACATCATAGCTTTACCCATAGGTGTTGTGGTATTAAATTGCTCTTTAATGGACACAAAGCCAACATTATGCTTTTCTAAAATTTCAAGAGTTTCTGCAAAGTTAGCCACATTGCGGCTTATCCTGTCCAAACGATAGCACACCAGAACATCAAATTTTTTCTTGGCAATGTCTTTTATTAGCTGTTTAAACATTGGGCGGTCGGTGTTTCCGCCCGAAAAACCCTCATCTTCGTACACAAAAAACTCTGGATTATCAAAATGGGCGTTAGCATAGTCTTTGCACATGGCAATTTGGTTGGCTATGCTGTCGCCCTGTTCGGTTTGTTTTGATTTTCGGGAGTATATGGCTATGCGCATGTGTACACCTCTTTTTTAGTTATTATCAAGCAAACATTTCCCACCCCATGATATAATCTAATATATAAGGGGGAATATATATGAAAAAACCAACACAGAAAGCCATTGATAAAGCTCTTGCTTATAGAACATCAAAAGCAGTAACCCATTACTATTACCTGCACGACCACCTTTATGGAAGAATGGTCTTTCCGATTTGTCCAAGCTGTGACAATGGTATAGAAAGGGAGTATCAAAAGTATTGTGATGAATGCGGGCAAAGGTTAAAGTGGGGTAGTCTTGGTAAATTGGAATTGAGGGAGTAGTTAGAGCGGTGGAGGTATTTGACCCACTACCGCTCTAGCCATGCCCATATTAGAAACACCTATTCACTAACCTCATCTTCATCCTTTTCTTCAAATTCACCCCTTACAATATGGCGATTACAAGCTTCTTTTAATAAATCAGCATAGCTATAAATATCATTTAAACTAGATATATCATAACGCACAGGGTTCCTTTCCTCGTCTGGAATGGTGATATATTTTTGTTTGCCTTTAAACCAGAAGCGGCAAACACGCTTATTTTTGTTGTCATCCAAAAGCACAGATATATAGCTTTTTGCAAAACGGGTATATAAACGCCCTACATCGCACATCTCTCGTAAAATTGAACGCACAATAGAAAAAGCCTCTAATTCATCATGCGTCAAAGTTTGAGCTTCGGCTTCTTGGGTGATTGGCTCTTGTATGGGTTCTGGTTGCTGGGTTACTTCGGTATCCACACCGCTACGCATGGCATTTTTAAGGGTTTTATGGATTTGGTCGTTTATGTATTGGTTGTAACTCTTCTTAACTATTGGTCTAAATTTTTCGATAGCGGTTTGTGTTTTTGTGCCAGCTGAAATTTCATCCATTAAATATTTAACAAAATTTTCGGACGGCTCCGTTCTCATAGCTTCTAAAAAATCTTTGATTTTATTTGTGTGTTTTAGTTCAACGGCTGCAAAGTATGCAGTATCAATGTCGAGAGTAGTCTTAGCGAAGCGGCGTAGCTCGTCTACTAAATGTTCAGGAATATCCAAAACATTAAATACTAAAAACGGCTCTAAATCCATTTTATTTTGCTCGTTAAGGTCGGTATAGAATTTATACATAACGCCGTCGGTAAGAATGGCAAATTTAGCAGTAGTTGTTCCGAAATAACGAAATAGTTGCGCTGAGTGTTTACCTAGAGCTTCACCATGTTTTTTACATTCAACCAAAATCACAGGCTTACCATCAACCATTATGGCATAGTCAACTTTTTCACCCTTTTTCGTGCCTACATCAGCTGTAAATTCTGGCACAAATTCCATGGGGTCAAAAATATCATAGCCAAGCAATTTGAAAAACGGTAACACAAGGGCTGTTTTGGTTGCGTCCTCGGTTGTTACAGCGTCTTTACGCTTGGCTACTGTTGATGCGAAATTCCTTAACTCATCAATAAAATCCATAACGGTTTCCTCCTAATAAATATGCTCCAATTCCCAATTTTGGGGTAGTTCGCCCTTACTTTGATAATATGTAATGGCTTTTTCAATATAATCGCTTGAAAAGGCTAACTCGTCTGCCATTTCATAAAGCTGAAATACACCCTTTTCCCAACAACTTAAAATTGCCTCGGCAGGCAAGATTTTCTTTATAGCCCACTTTTTAGCCTGCGCTTCGTATTTTGTTCGGCTACTTCTCGCCGCCTCTGTGTTAGCTGTGGCTTCGATAAGATAAAGGCTATCAGTAGCAAAATGACCAATTTCCTCCGCTAGAATAATAGTTTCTTCCACTGCGTTTTCGATTTTATCAGCATTTAGTAGTATGGCTTTGTATCCAGTGTCATCAAAATAGCAAGCCGCTTTTTTAGTTTCGCTGAAGGTGTAATCGTAGATATGTATCCCTTCGTCATGCGCCATTTGCTCTAGGTTTTCCAGTTTTGTCATGCCAACCACCCCCTACCCATCCTTTCGTTGGCTTTTTACGAAGCGTGCAAACTCCGCAATCCTTTCTATTTCGTCTTGCGTCCAGTCATCTTCTCCACCATGAGCCGCTAATCTAACGCCCTCTAGTTCTTTTGGGATGTTGAGGAGTGGGCCGTCCGATTCCAAAGTTTCTAAAACATCACCAATCATTTTGGCTTCTACCCGCAAGAGCTTATCTAGAGCGACCACGTTTTTATAACCTTCATTAGAGGTATCAATCTTTCCACAACGTTTAAGTACTTCAAATTCGTGCAAGCTAGGCAAATCTTGACCATGCACACTTTGGAGCTTACCCAAACCAATTTCAGCAAACACTTGTAGTCGTTTGACACTTATCCCTGTTGCGTTTGATAATTCTTTGATTTTTATGGTGCAAACTTCTGGCATAAGTTGGTTTTCTATACTCACTTCATACTTGTAAACGAACTTCATACAATGGAATAGACCAGTGACAAACTTACCAATGCGCTCACTTTTCTGTAAGCCTTTTTCGGGTATGACCCCCGTTAATATGTAGTCGGCAGTCTTACCGAAGCGTTCCGCTATCATCGCCAACCATTCGCTTCTTATGTTACCTTTTTTCCAGGTTGATAAATTACCTGGGCTACCAGTGACCTCCTTGCAAAGCACTGTCACTTTTACTCCATTTAACTCACATAAGTCTTTAATTCTTTTGTAGATAGGATTCAATTCTTCCAAAGCACAAAAACCTCCTTTACAAATACGAAATATTGTATTATAATATATTTAACCCCCCCAGAAAGGAGATGAGCAAATTGAGTGACAAAAGCACAACGAACAACACCATGACCAGCCAACAACAAAAGGAGTTTATTGATATACTCCTAAAATTTATCAATAAAGCATCTGAAAGTGACGACAGGGACATGCTTGAAGCACTTCCGAAAGTTGCTGAGGTGTTATCAAAATTCACTACTTAGCACCCTTATGCACCTCAATACTCTTAAATACCGCATTGTAGAAGTCAGAAATCTGCTTAGCATTGGTTTTGTTATAACCTTCCAATTCCTCTTCCTTATCAGTTACAAACTTGAAGGTGCATAGCATACCTTCCTCCATAGCTTTTAAGGTTATTTGTAAAGCGATTTCTCTTGCACTCATAATTTCACCTCCCGACCCCGCAAATACGGGGTTTTTGTTTGTTTTGAAAAATAAATACAAAATTTCGTAAAAAGTTCTTGACAAATACGAATATTTGTATTATAATATACCTAAAGCAATCAAAACCCCTTAAAATCAACCCCCCGAAGGAGGATACCAAAATGACAAATGCAACCACTTACAACAGAAGCGAAATTTTCACCAAAGCCTGGGCAACTTTCAGAGCAATGACCAGATGGACTTTTGCCCAAGCCCTTAGCCATGCTTGGAAAATGGCTAAAAAGCAAGTTGAAGCCGCAAGAAAGCAAGCTCAAATCCAAAGATGGGAGGATGAAGCCCAGCAACAGCGTGATGCACGCGCTGAAGCAAGAAAGGCACACCCAGAGCTTGGACATCTTTGTAATCAGCTTTTTGACATTAAGTATCATGCTATCCAAAGTGGCACAGATTGCTATGTGGCATAAGTTAAAAATCAAACAATTTTGGCAGAAATTGGAGTGACATAATTATCATAGCACATACTGTAGGGTTTTGTCAATAACCAAAGCAATCAATTTTTATAAGAGGCGGTGAAAAATGAATAATCTAGCATATTACAGGAATAAAAAAGGGCTTACCCAAAGGCAAATGGCAGAAATATTAAACATTAGTCAACCAGTTCTGGCTCAATACGAAAGAGGAACAAAACATCCAAGCCAACCAATTTGGCGAGAGCTTTCGGAGTTTTTTGGGGCGACAGTTGGACAACTTATCGGCACAGAGCCTGTGGATGCGGAGTAATTAGACAACTTATAAAACCCATACCTTAGAAACGAGGTGATAAAAATGGCGGTTAAATCCTACGCTGATAAAATTACAACCAATTGGAACGAGCTAACACCAGAGCGACAGTCAGAAATTAAAGCTATCTGGAATGAATATCGAGCGGGGTATTTTATCCGCCAAATTGAGAGTTGCCCTAAAGAGCTTCAGCAACCTCTATTTGATGAGGTTATGAAGCAGTTAAGCACTGCATAAGGGAGGTAATCTCTTGTTGGACAAGCCAAGCAAGAGGATTATGAGGTAATAGTTGCTGAAAATGCCCTACCGTGAGCTATCGTAGATAATATCGGCAGGCTAGTAACCATGCAGTATAATCCATAAACCAAAAACCGTAGGAGGGATTATTATGACAAAATTTGAAAAAGGCAAAGTCTACATGGGCGGGTTAGCCTACGGAAAAGACGCGCAAGGCATGATGCAACTTGTGAGCCGCACAGATAAATATGTAACCGTGATGGACATAACCCTAATAGAACAAAAGCGTTGCAAAGTTTCTGTGCGTGATGGCGTGGAGTGCATACAGTTTGATTGCATTACGGTGTTTCGGGCTGACCGTGTGGCGTGATTTAAGGGTGACGGCGGCATTTGGTTGATAAATGCCGCCAACTGACAAAGGAGGTATGACATGACACAAGAAACAAAGCTTTTACAGGAAGAAATTGCGAGTATGCGAGAACTTTTAGAAGCTTTACCCCAAACCATAGCAGAAATAGTCAAAGAGCAAAACATTGAAAACAACCACTTAAAAAACCCGCGCGCCAGGGTGTCCATTCAAGAGTTTGCTAAACATTTTAATCTATCTGCCAACGGTGCGCGGGAACTTGCCAAATCCCAACGCTTCCGCAACAACAAGGCTGTGTTTGATGTTGGCAACGGCAGTCAAGAAATCCTAAGAATTGACCTTGACAAGGCAGAGGAGTTATTGAAAGCCAATTTTGAGGGGGTGTCATGGTGATGCTAGAAAAACGCAGAATACCGCTTAACGAAAACATCATAGGCATGATACGCCGCATAGACGACCTTGGGCGCGTCGTTATACCCAAGGAACTGCGGACTGCCATTGGAATTAATGCGGGTGACGAATTAGAGATATTTGTCACCACAGGCAAAGAGGTTGTTATAAGAAAGGTGGTTGAACCATGCTAACCCTAAAACAAGCAAATGAACTTAACCCCAACAAACTAACCCTTGAACAACTGGAAATTATACATAAAAAACAAGGCTATGTTGCGCCTGTTGTTAATGGTGTTATACCGAAGTTTGTGCCAGAAACAAGACAGGCGGCTTTGGTGGAGTTTAGGGGTGCTATAGAGCGAACTCATCGGGCCACGACAACTTATAATCATAATCATCATCTGGCAAACGCTCACCATATATAAGGTCAACAAACTGCTCTTGTATGTGATATTCTAAATCACGCAAAAAAGGAACGGGTAATTGCTTGAAAGCGTTAATTAGTGCCAAATTACTTTGCATAATAGTTTCGTTTGCTGTTGTAGGTGGAAGCGACAAATTTATGGTAACAGAACCAATCCTGCCTTTTGGCACTGTATACCTCAAAGAGCCAGTCATCTTGCAATCAATATTTTTACCATTAAAATACAACACCAAGTCTACCGTTAATTGGTTATCTCGGTAAGGCACATGGTTTCCCACGAAGTTACAGTGCCAAAGCCTGAAATCAACTGGAACAAAGGAAATTAATTGCTCTGGCTGGGTTTTAAGATACATGCAAAGAGCGTTAAGAGTATCAAATTGGATACCTTTGCTATAATTGCTGGTTAAAGCTGTAAGGGTGGTACGTGAAATTCCAGTATCTGCCGAAACTTTAGAAATTTTAAGATTACGCTCTGCTAAAAGCACAGCCAAATTGCTACGAACCATAAAAAACGCCTCCTAGTATAGAGATTGTACAACATGTTGGTCTTTTAGTCAAGAAAAATTTAAAAAAGTGCTTGACAAGGCTGGAAATGTATTGTACAATAAACATATAATATGTTCAATAGTCTGAACAATTAGAGGGGCAGGAAAGGAAAATGCCTACTATGATAAACAATAAATTTTCTATCCTTCTTGCACAGCACCTTATAAAAGTCGGCAAAATTGCTGATGCCACAGGCATATCTAGGACAACGTTAACCAACCTGTATTACAGGCGAAGCAAAGCGATTTCCTTTGAAGTGCTGGGGCGGTTGTGCGAGTACCTCGATTGTTCCGTTAGTGACATATTAGAATATGTTCACAAGGAGGACAAGCCATAACTGACTACCGCGGCAATGTGAATATGGTTTTTTAGAGGATATTGACTATGTAACAAAAATGTTAGATGGAGAGGAAAAGCAAATGAATAACCTAATCACAATCCACAATGTAAGTGGATATTTGGACGAAAACGGCGTTGCACATTTAAACTTGAAGAACGTAGCAAAAGGGCTTGGGTTTGTTCGTATTGCCAATAGTGGCAATGAGGTGGTGCGCTGGGAAACGGTAAGGCGGTATTTATCAGAGTTTGGTGTCGTGCCAACTCGTTGGCACGAAGCAAATCCCCAGCAAGTGGGGGAAGAAGGGTTACCAGACTTTATACCAGAGAACATATTTTACAAACTGTGTTTCAAGGCTCAAAACGAAACCGCAAGAATGTTCCAGGATATAGTTACGGACGAAATAATCCCTTCCATCCGCAAACACGGCGCATACATGACACCATCAAAAATTGAAGAGGTTTTACTAAACCCTGACACCATTATACGCCTTGCCACTGACCTAAAGGCGGAACAGGAAAAGCGTCGAAATCTCGAAACTAAGATTGAAGAAGATGCGCCACTGGTATTTTTCGCCAACTCTATCTCTGTTTCCAAAACTTCAACCCTGATAGGTGAGGTAGCCAAAAATCTAAAGCGTAATGGGTATGACACAGGCGAAAAGCGGTTCTTTGAAACCTTGCGCCAAGATGGATTTTTAATCAAACGCCAAGGCAAGGACAGAAACATGCCAACACAATATAGTATGGAGCGAGGGTTGTTTGAAGTTGGGCAGACAAGCATTATACGCTCTGATGGAAGCCCTGACATTAAAAAGACAACCTATGTAACTGGCAAAGGTCAAATCTATTTTATGAACAGATATGCGGGAGTTCAAATTGTGAAGGAGGAAAATGCTGATGATATTACCATACGTAACTGATTACGAAGCCAGAACAGGCGACACCTACACACTATACCAACCAAAAGAACCAGCCATTTTTGCGGAATGTGACGGCGGTTGTGGGTTTGATATAATGGTTGGTGATGATTATATGACAAATAGGGATTTTAACCTTTGCAGTGATTGCGCAAGGGAGCAAAACAGCAAGTTTGATAAGGGTATTGGCAAGGTTCTATATAACATAGAAATCCACCTTGATAGTATCTTGGAACGGTTTGGGTTTAGATGGAAGGTTGCGGGGGTGATTTGATGACAGCAAAAGAGCTACACAAAAGGCTTGGCAAGCTGATAGAAGGTGGTTATGGTGACCGTCAAGTGGTTATCCCAGATTACCTCATGGCAAAAGAACAAGAAGAGGTGTTTAAGAACGGTGGTACTGGTAAACGAAACACTTACGATGTATTCCTGACAACCGCTGAAAGCTTGAAGGTGCATAGTGACTGGAAGCCTCATACCATCATGGGGTTTTGTAGGCACTCGAAGCCTAGGGAGTGTATTGAAATAACCCAGTTTCTTTAAAAATAGGAGGTGATTTAATGACAGAAAAAAACAAGGTCTGCGGAAATTGTAAGTATCACTACATGGGTTCTCATCCATACGGCGAAAATGATTGGGCTTGTGTCAACGACAAAAGCGATTATTGCACGGATTACACAAACTTTGATTGGAGTTGTGATGAGTTTGAGGTTAGCGAATAGAAAGAAGGTTATAAATTATGAGTGATTTTATCTGGTTAATACCATTAGTTGCAATACCAGCCCTTGCGGCTCTGCCATTTATAGCTTTTGACCATATAAGGCAAAAGCGCGCTGTGCGTAGGGTGTGGGCTTATCCAAAAAGAAGCCGAAAAGGGCAAAAAAATAGGGTCACTGGAAGCCTGGAAAGCTAATTGACCCTAATCCATTTAACAGCGGAAAAACCGCCGCCTGTTGCCTTATTATAGCATGATAGGGCGTGGGTGTCAAGAAGAAAATGAAAAGGAGTGATATATCATGGGTATGCCAATATTTTGGAGGCACATTAGTGGATACGAGGGGCTTTATTCTGTTTCTAGTTCGGGTCAAATATATAGCCACTTGCGAAAAAAATTACTTAAACTAAGCCCTGTTTCTACTGGATACCACAGTGTCGAGTTGTATAAAAATGGTTTCGGTAAACGCCTACTTGTTCACAGGTTAGTTGCTTTGGCTTTTATTGCAAACCCGCAAAACAAGCCACAAATTAATCATGTTGACGAAAACAAGACTAATAACAATATTTGCAACCTTGAGTGGGTTACGGCCAAAGAAAATATGAACCATGGAGAGGCTGCAAAAACTAGGCATTCCAAAATTGATTATAGCAAAGAAGTCTTTAAGATAAACGCTAAAATTAATGGCAAAAAAGTCGCCAAGCCTGTAGTTCAGCTATGCAACAGCGGAAATGTTGTTAAGGTATTTGAAAGTGCAGCAGAAGCTAAAAGGGTGCTGGGCATCAATGCTTCGCATATTAGCGAAACTTGCACGGGCAAGCGTAAATCAGCTGGCGGCTTTGATTGGAAATTTAAAAAAGGAGTGTGATGACATATCGGGATGCCAATATTGATAATCGGCAAATCTGGGTCTGGTAAGAGTGCCAGCCTACGAAATTTTGAGGATAATGAAGTTGGTATTATAAATGTGCTGGGTAAACCTTTGCCCTTTAAAAATAGCCTTAAAACCTTCACAACAGATAATTACAACATGGTCAAGTCTGCCCTGTATAAAAGCGCAACAAATACTCTTGTAATTGATGACGCTGGGTATCTTATCACCAATACATTTATGCGTGATAGAAATAACGCGGGGGCAGGAAATGGAGTTTTCGCCTTTTATGACAGCATAGCTAATGAGTTTTGGGGGCTGATAGAATTCATCAAAAGTCTGCCAGAAGAAAAAATTGTGTATTTGATGATGCATGAGGATAAAAATGATTTTGGCGATATAAAGCCTAAAACCATTGGTAAGGTGCTTGATGATAAGGTGTGTTTAGAAGGGCTTTTCACTATTGTTTTAAGAGCTGTTAAAGAAAGTGACAATCATTTATTTTTAACAAAATCAAGGGGTATGGATGTAAGCAAAACGCCTATTGGTTTATTCGATGCCCCAGAAATTGACAACGACTTGGCAATGGTAGACAGAACTATTAGAGATTATTATAACTTAGGAGGTTACACAAATGATAATTCAAAAACCGCATAACTGGGATAGTGTAGAGGGCAGAGAGTTTGGAGAATTTAAAGAATTGCCGCCAGGTGGTCACCCATGCATCATCAAAGATGCGACCGTTAAATTTTCTAAAGGCACAAACAAAGAAATGCTTGTATTGCAAATAGATGTTGCAAGTGGCGAGTATGCGAATTTCTTCAGCGCATTACCAGAAAATATGCAACACCAAGCGAGAATTAACCAACTGACAGAAAATGTGGAGTTGTTCAAAGGTTTGATAGAAGCCGTTGAGGCTTCGAATGATGGCTTTAGATGGGACTTTGATACCCGCTCCCTAATGGGCAAACGTTGCTGTGGTGTGTTTGGGCGTGAGCAATATTTAGATAAAAACGGCAAACCAAGATTTAGCACAAGAGTGTTACGCATCACAAGCCTTGCAAAATTACAGGCTGGAGAAGTTGCCATTCCTAAGGACAAGCTGTTAGAAGGCTTTTCGGGAAACCATGGACAAAGCCACACCAGCAACCGCGACAACCCTTTTGAAATTGACCCAACAATTGATGATGATACGCTACCGTTCTAGGGGGGGTAACCATGAGATTATACGAAATCGCCCCCGCTTACATGGAACTTGAAGAAGCCTTGGAGCGGGGAGAGATAACAGAAGATGAGTTTTTGCAAAAGGTATTGGAACTTGGAGAGGATTTAACATCTGCTGTGGAATACCACTGTAAGCGCATTAAAAACCTAGAAGCCAAAGTTGATGCTATTGACCCCGAAAAAAAGCGGTTACAGGAGCTTCAAGCGTCCCTTAAAAACCAAGCTGACAAGGCTAAAAAATATTTGCATGACCATCTTGTGGGGCTTGGGGTGGACAAGGTATCGGCAGGGATTTTTACGGCAACTGTCCAAGCAAGCCCCGCCAAGGTGGTTGTGGGTGATGTGGAAGCCCTGCAGCCCCAATGGTTAAAAAAGAAGTTGCTAGAAGCTGATACCGCGGCAATCAAAAACGCATTGAAGAACGGCGAACTTGTGGAGTGTGATAATATCCAGTTAGTGACAGGTAGCCATTTAAGGATTAAGTAAGATTGGAGGGTGCGACATGAACCATCACGGCATAGCGAAGCTAGTTAAATATGACGGCGATATGCTTTACTATGCCGTGCAAGCACCACCTGACTACCTTGTGGCAAGGCAGGGCTTTGAAACTGCTGACATTCAATTCTGGGATAGCAGACGGCGCACCCCAGAGCAAAACGCGCTAATCCATGCCCTCATAGCTGACATTGCTTTCTGGGCGGGTTATGGTCTTGTAGGGGAAGCCAAAGCCTGGCTAAAATATACCTACATAGAACAGCATGGCGGTGACTATTTCTCTATGAGTGACTGCAGCGTCACCACGGCGCGCCATTTTGCCCAATTTTTAATAGATTTTTGCGCTTTGAATGATATTCCTCTACTGGATATAAACATGGCAAAAAATGAGGAAACTGATGCGTTTTTATATGCCTGTTTGGTTAGGCGCAAATGTTGCGTCTGTTGGGACGCCGCAGAGCCGCATCACGTTGACCGCGTGGGCGCAGGACGCAACCGTGACGAAATAATTCATCTCGGTATGCGCCTGATGGCATTGTGTAGACGACACCATGCCCAAGCGCACAAAATCGGACAAAAAACCTTTGAAGAACGCTATAAGGTTTACGGCATAAGCGCAGATGAGGAAATTTGCAGAGTTTATGGGTTGAAAATGGGGTGATGAGTTGAAAAGGTTAGGCAGCAAAAAGTTACGCGGCAGAAAACTTGAACAGCAAATATTGGAACAAAAGTATCACTTAGCAAAAATCCGCGAAGAGCAGTACCGAGAAGCAGAATGTGATGCAAGAAAAAATTTATTATTTTATGATGTTATACGGTCGCAAAGGGCGATTGCAGACAGTAACTATAAACGCAACATAAAACTACACCTTGAAATAGCCATCTGGCGCAAGGCAAGCATAGCGTTTTTGGTTATTTGGGTTTTGAGTTTGATATTTTGTGGTTGATTGTATCAGGAGGTTAGCAAAATGAACCATAATTTTAACGTTGCAATAGCAACGCAATACGGCATCGAAAAAGCAATTTTACTGGATAACATTTACTTTTGGGTTGCCAAAAACAAAGCTAATAATATCAATTACTATGATGGGTATTTTTGGACTTATAACACCGCCAAGGCATGGGCTGAACTTTTTCCGTATATGACACAAAATAAAATCCAAAAGTTGCTAAAAAGTATGGAAAGTGATGGGTTGTTAGTTAGTGGCAACTATAATAAATTAACTTACGACCGTACAAAGTGGTATGCGGTTACACAGCTTGCTGAAAGTCTTATAAACCCCGAAATTACCCATTCAGCCAAATTGCGGAATGGAAACAGCGAAACGGCTGAATGGAAACAGCCAAATTGCGGAATGGAAACAGCGAAACGGCTGAATGGAAACAGCGAAACGGCTGAACCAATACCAGATATAAATACATATATAAACACAGATATAAACACAGATAAAGAGAGTGGGTCGACTTCGCCGCCCACTCCCCCTATCGAACTTGGCGAAGCTGTCGAAGTTGTGATTTATTTGCCACTTAACGACAAAACCGAATACCCAGTAACTAAGGAGCAGTGCCAGGAATGGGCGGGTCTGTACCCTGCTGTCGACGCGATACAGCAGTTGCGGAATATGCGTGGGTGGCTATTGAGCAACCCCACGAAGCGCAAAACAAGGCGAGGTATTCAGAGGTTTATAACTAACTGGCTTGGACGAGAACAGGACAGGGGCGGTTTGCGTACCCAAAATACCAACAGTTCCAAGCTTGACGCAATTACATTCGAGGAGGAATGACTGTGAAAAAGACTGAAACTAAAGAGATTATAGCCTTAATCGTCAAGTTTTACCCTAACCACTTCAAGGACATAACCAAGGAACTTGTGGAGGTTTGGCATTCAGCACTAAGCGATGTGGAATTTTCAAGCGCACAAAACGCTTTGCTAAAACACGTCAAGACGAGCGAGTACGCCCCAACAGTTTCACAACTTCGCAAAAGCCACGACTTGGCAAATGCCTACTCTGGCTATAAAAGGCTGGAGGATATGGCGTGAATGACCAAAAAATGCAAAATATCAAAAACTGCATTAGTTGTGTTGCATCAAAACCCATTTTAACACACCTAGAAGCATAAAAATCGGCTCATAAATGCCCTATATGTAAAATATCATTCGCAAGAAAACAGGGCTGAAAAATAGCCTTAAAACAGCAAATTAGAAAGGGGCTGATTTGAGTGCAGCAAATAAATAACAACCCAACCAATACACCACATGATGATTGGGCAGAGTTGGCTTTGATTTCGTCAATGCTTTTTGACCACGAAGCACTTGTGACGGGGGTCGAAAGTGTGATGAGTGATGATTTTTACAGGGTTGGTTATGGGCTTGTTTTTGACGCAATGTCAAAGATTTATGTCAAGGGTGACGTTGTGGATTTAGTGACCCTTGCAGACAAGTTAAAATCCGATGGAAACTTTGAAAAAATCGGTGGAAATCAAACTTTAAGCGATATTGCCACAGCAGTGTCAACCTCCGCAAACATACGGCAGTATGTAACCATAGTCACCAACAAGTCTAAAAGACGGAAAATGATTGCCCTTGGTGACGAACTGTCAAAGATTGGGCGCGATGAGGGGGTGGACATAAACCACCTTGAACACATGCTTGAAAAGGGCAAATCTGACTTGGCGACAGGGGGTGTCGTCAAGGACAAAATCGCAGATGCTTTGCTGTGGTGTAACGAATACACAAAAAAGCTGGGTGAAGAAAAACCTGGTCTTTTGACTGGATTATCTTGGGTGGACAAGATAACGGGGGGATTTAAAAAGTCAACGGTTGCACTGGTCGGGGCTTACCCAAGTGTCGGCAAAACAGCCTTAGCTTTAAACGTGGCATCAAAACAAGAGGGTTCTGTGGTTATTTTCAGCCTTGAAATGTCAAGAAGTATGATTTTTGACCGCTTGGTGTCCATGACTGGAAATATTGATTACGGCATTTTTAATAACCTAACCGCGATTAGGAATAATACTTCACAAATCAGAGAAATAGCTGAACTTCTTGACCGAAAATCTATTTACGTTTTTGATGATGTATACAGCATTGAAGAGCAAATGAGTATTGCCAGCACCATCAAACCTTCTTTGGTGATTGTGGATTATATCCAGAAGGTGCGGACGTCTAAGAGAACCGACGGACGCAGGGACGAGGTTGAACACATCTCGGGAGAATATAAGCGAATGGCAAAAAAAGCAGAATGTGTCGTTATGTTGTTGTCGCAAATCAACCGTTCTGGCAGGGAAAAACCAGACATGGGTAGCTTGAAAGAAAGTGGAGCTTTGGAAGCTGATGGGGATTATGTAATGCTTTTACACCGCCCCTACGTCCTAAAAAAAGACGACCCAGAAATATACCCCCACCAAGCCTACTTACTTTTGGACAAGAACAAATTTGGAGCAACTGGTGCGGTAAATCTGCATTTTGACGGACGCTTTCAAAAGTTTGACCAAGTGGAACACAGAAGCCAAGGTGAAGTTATGCCATTTTAGGAGGTGCAACATGGAAAAAGATTTAGAATATGAGCGGGAAAAGGCATATTTGCAGACGCTAAACTTAACTAAAGAAGAATATGAGCGCGCTATTAGGGAACTGACGGAAAGGTTGGGGATATGATGAACCGCAAAGAATTGATAGTTGACACAAAAGTGTCGAGTGTTCTCGAAGTATCGACAGAAGTTGTTAAGAATTTGAAAGATGCTTGCAAAAATGATGGGCAACTCCCAGGTATTCCAACGGGTTTTGCAGACCTCGACAGAATAACAACAGGTTTACATAAAACGGACTTAATAATTCTCGCTTCGCCGCCCAGCATGGGAAAGACAGCTCTGGCGTTAAATATAGCCAGCAATGCGTCAATAAATCAAAACGTGCCAACCCTCATCTTTAGCCTAGAAATGTCAAAAAAACAGCTTGTAAACCGCATTATATCATCCGTAGCTAGGGTATCTGCTGAAAAAATGCGCATGGGTGAGCTTGACGGTAAAGACTGGGATAAAATTGTTGATGTTTTGCCGTTAATCGGCTCTGCCCCTTTGTCCATTGACGACACCCCAGGCGCAACCCTTGCCCAAATACGCTCTAAATGCCGAAAGCAAAAACTGGATAAAGGCTTGGGTCTTGTGGTAATTGATTATCTGCAAATGATGACGGGTTCTGGCAAAAGAAACGACAACCGCCAACAGGAAATCAGCGAAATCAGCAGAGGGTTGAAAGCTTTGGCTAGGGAGTTGGACTGTCCTGTGATTGCCCTGTCACAACTTAACCGAAGCCCAGAAGCTAGAAGCAATAAAAGACCTATGCTGTCAGACCTTCGGGAAAGCGGGGCAATTGAACAAGATGCCGATTTGGTGATGTTTATATACCGTGATGAATATTACAACCCAGAAAGCGAAAAGCAAGGGCTTGCAGAAATCATCATAGCCAAACAGCGCAATGGCGCAACAGGCACAATTGAGCTTGGGTATGTAGCGGAACAGGTGCAGTTTGTCAATAACATTTGGGAGGCTTCGAGCAATTATCAGGTTGCAGACGAAAGCAAGGATTATAAGGTTTCTGACGTGTATAGGGGGTAGGAAGAAATGAAGATTTTGGTTGACCAACTACCAGAAAACTGCAAAGAGTGTGTGTTTTGGGTAGAGTTATCCAACTATAACCACGGAGTTTGGCACAAGTACGCTTATGCGGGATGTGTTCTAGGTAAAAAACCAAACCAGTACCCAGATGATTTTGAAAAGCCCGTAGGTTGTCCACTTGCGGTATCGAGTGTAAGGAGCAGGCATGACTAAACAAGACTTCGACAAAGCCTTTAAAAACGCCCACAACCTCTGCTCAAAATACCTTGACGCAAAAACATGGGCAGACTTTAAGGTGGCTGCTAAAGAATGGTCAAAGCTCGACCGCGGCGGCATGACAGCCCAAATATCCTTTGCTGTTTTGCGACACTTGGAGAAGGGAGCTATGGGGGCTGATGAAGCTTATATGTATAGTGAGATTGACAAGGTGGCGTTTGGCAGGAAAAAGTCAAATGCGCCGAAATAAGCCATTTTTGAAAGCGGGTGATTAATATAGCAAAACCCAAACAAAGCTACCCAACAGAAAGTATGGAGCAACAAGCCATTTTCCAATGGGCAAGGCTACACGAAAAGAAACACCCAGACCTTGCAAGGCTTGTTACTATCCCGAATGGTGGGTTACGCAATATGACAGAAGCTGTAAGATTTAAAGCCGAGGGGGTAAGGGCAGGGTTTCCAGATATGATACTGCCCACACCCCGCGGCAAATACCACAGCCTGGCAATCGAGCTTAAACGCCAAAAAGGCGCAGGTGGTAGGGTATCACCAGAACAGCAGGGTTGGATAGATTACCTTAACAGCCAAGGATGGCTTGCGGTGGTGTGTTATGGATTTGATGAGGCAGTGGAAGTTATTATGAATTATTTAGTGATGGAGGGTTGAAATGGATAGATTTTTATTTCAAGGCAAATCACAGAAAAGTGGTGAGTGGGTAACGGGCTATCTAGTTCACGGTAATTTAAATAATTTGCCGAGCGAAATATTGACACTTAAAACGCAAGATGGTGTTGATGATTGTGGAGAGCCGTTTTATAAAAGTGATGATGCTTGTATTCCGATTGTGGAGGGGTCAATCGGGCAATGCACGGGCTCGGAGGACAAAAATGACAAACTTATTTTTGAAGGCAACATCATCAAAATAAGCCTATACACCGACAACACCAAGCAAAAACTCATCCTTGAGGATTTTGCCTCTGTCATATGGCAAGGTTGCAGCTGGGGTGTTCTCTGGGGCGAACGAAAAGAATTTACAAGACTTGATGCTTTTTGCAATTTTGATTTTGAGGTTGTAGGAAATATTCACGAAGGAGGTTCAAAATGCCAACAGAACTTTTAAAACACAACGATGATAATTACATAACAACAGAGGTCGAACCAGAAGAAAACCTTGCCATAAAATACGACCCAGAAGCGGCAAGGTATATCCGCGAGTTAGAAACCAAACTCATAGAAGCGCAGGCGTTGGCTTTGGAATATAGGGATATGTATAAAGCTTTGCTAAAAAAGAGTGACCAGTTATTGGGCGAGATTGTAACTTGACTAAACACTGGGAATTTGACCATGAAAGGTATAGGTGATTAAATGCTTAAATCTTGCCCGTTTTGTGGGGGTGATGCTAAGTTGATAACGGATAAAATCGAGGACGATTGTTGGGTCGAACCTGAAACGGTGCATTATGCAAAAGTGCAGTGTTCAGACTGTAAAGTTAGAACTAAAAAATATTCAAATAAAAGGTCGTCTGTAGCAACTGAATGGGCGATGGAGGACTGGAACGACCGCGTATGATTTTAAGGCGTATACTTGCCAATTTTGGCACTCGTTAAGGTTAAGCTTGAAGGTATCCCTTGGCTGGTCTTGCGCAAAAGATACTCAAAAAAATAGGTTTATGAAGGTTTTGAGAAGTGGTGGGAGGATTATAAAAATGGAAATAAAACCAAAAACAAGAATTAAAATCTGGGTTGGCATTTTGCTGATTTATGGCGTGTTGACTGTAGTTGGACTTGTAGACCCAGAAAACACACGACCATTGTCACGAATTTTACCTTTCGGGGTTCTTGTCATTAGTGGTTTTAACCTTGGGTTTGTTATTAGGCGGTACAAAAAGACATTTGAGGTTAAGGGGGGAATGAAAAGGTGAGTGGCAAATCGTTACTTGCGGGCAACGAAAAGAATTTCAACGAAAAATTCATGTCAACTGTAAGCGGCATATCCACAAGAAGCGGACAAGCTGTTTTTCGGGATATTATAACCTTACTTGCGATTAGTGTTGCCAATTGTAACGAATTAGACGGTGAAGTTTTCAAGGCGCGCGAACCAGAGTATATGTCTATATGTCAAAATTACAGCGAAGATGAGCGTCAGTTATTACCAAAAATAGCGGGGGTGATTATATCCGAGTGTGTGTCACGCTCACAAGACCCCACGGACATACTGGGAGAACTTTACCACAACCTTAAAGCCAATGATAAAGAGAAAGACCAATTTTTCACCCCAAGTTATGCAGCCGACGCAATGGGTAGTATAACTTTGGACAATGCTGAATTTCGCCGAACCCTGGACGCACAGGGGCATGTAAAGGTGCTTGATTATTGTGTTGGAAGTGGTGCGCTTCCTCTTGGTTATGCAGGAGCTGTAAGTCGTGCAGGTTTTGACACAAAGCAAGATTTATTTATTAAGGGTGTGGACGTTGACGAATTTTGTGTCAAGATGTGCTATTTGCAAATGTCGCTATATGGCATACCCGCAATCATTGTGAACGGAAATGGGCTTTCAGGTGAAGTTTGGAGCGTTTGGAAAACTCCAGCCTTCTTGGAATATGATTTAAGGCAAAGGTCAAGGTTGATTAAGGCAAGACCCACGTTGTTAAAAAACGACCGAGGTTTTAATGTGAAATTTGAACAATTAGATTTATGGGAAAGTTAGGGAGGATTAACTATGACAAATGATAGCGTAAGCAACAAAGTGGGAGCCGTTGCGAAGGGTGGGTACAAGCCCAAACCTTTCTTGAATAGCAATGACGTGAAGATGATGGCGTTCATACCAAAGAAATACCATGATATTTACATAAGTTTGGCAGTCAAAAACAACGCCAATATGTCAGATGTGGCAAGGCACGCCTTAATTGAGTATGCAAAATTCTTGGAAAGCCAAGGTTGGTTATAATGCGTAGAATTAAAAACGGAGTTTTGCCCAACACAGTTTACTGGGATACATCCTCAAAGGGGGATGGGCGCAGACACGCTATTTGGCGGTTAGACGCAACATTGCCCTGTGGCACGCGCATAAGAGTGCGCAGGGCAAACCGTAACGAATTATTAGTGCTTGCCGCCAACATCAACCTAGAAGCTGAACATTATCGCAAACAAAAGGAATTAAACCCAGATTTGGTATTTAAAAGTCAGTATGTTGATGCCGCAAGAGTGCCTTCGGTTTTACATGAAGGCAAATTTGGATAATACAGAGGATTAAAACGGGAGGTCAAAAAATGAACGAAAAACGAATTTCAGAACTTTTAATGAATATCGGCGCAAGACCAGACCTTTTAGGGTATCGGTATACAATTGACGCGGTTTTAAAGTGCTGGCAGAGCCTGAAATTATGAATAAATTGGTGGTGTCCAAGCTTTACCCTTATGTAGCTTCAAAACACAGCACAGAACCAAACAGGGTAGAACGCGCTATACGCCATATGATTACAACATTGCCTTTCAATAAAAACCAAGCCCTTAAAAACTTATTCCCGACAAGAAGCAGTGATGCGCATAACTACACAAATAAGCATTTTATTGCGGTTCTTGTTGAGCGTTTGAGGAATGAGGGTTAAGACTAAAGATGAGGTGATTTTATTGACAAGTGAAATAAACGCAATTCTTGGTATTGATGACATTTTTAAAGCTCCTACAAGGTTAATGGAAATTTTGCTTGACCAGCGGGAGCGCGAAAAAGTGTTTAACCAAGTTCTGGAATTATCGCGTAAAAATAGCATCGGGGTCGACTTGGACTTTTGGCACACATACTTTCAAGACGAGGTAGCGGAACGAAACAAGAAGAAACAAGATTTTACACCAATGTCAGTCGGAAACCTTGTAGCAAAATTAGTTGGGGGCGGCACATCTTACTTTGAACCAGCCGCTGGCACGGGCGGCATGATGATTGCGCACTGGCATCAAAACGAGGCAAAAAACACCCTTTATTATGTTGAAGAGTTAAGCGAAAGGACTTTCCCGTTTTTGCTATTCAATATGATGATTAGGGGAATTGAAGGGGTAGCTGTGCGTTGTGACAGTTTAACAGGAGAAGTGCATGAGGCATTCCGAGCGGAAAAACAAAATAGGGATTGCGAGTTTTCGGGGTTTGAGCCTAAATCAGATACTCAATTGAAGCGATACAGTGACATTGTGATGATGAACCCGCCTTTTTCTGCAAACTGGAGTGCGGACAGCAAATTCCTGTCAGACCCACGCTTTGAGCGTTTCGGCAAACTCGCCCCCAAGTCAAAAGCAGACTTTTCATTTTTGCTACATGGCTTTTATCACTTAAAGGATAATGGCACAATGGGGATTGTTCTACCGCATGGGGTACTGTTCAGAGGTGCATCGGAGGGTGTTATCAGAAAAACATTGCTTGAAATGGGTGCTATTTATGCCGTTATTGGTTTGCCGCCTAATATTTTCTATGGCACAAGCATACCCACCGTTGTACTGATTTTGAAGAAAAACCGCACTACAAGGGACGTATTCTTCATAGATGCCTCAAAAGACTTTGAAAAACAAAAAAACCAAAATAGCCTACGCCCAAGTGATATACATAAAATTGTTGATGCTTACAAGGCTCGTGAAAATATCGAAAAATACGCCCACCTTGCCAGTTTTGACAAGATTGTAAGCAATGACTACAATCTTAATATCCCTCGTTATGTAGATACATTTGAGGAAGAAGAACAGATTGACATTGTGGCGTTAAGCTGTGAAATTACAGACTTAAACTTGCAGATAAAACAAAAGGAAACCGAGTTTTTAGGCTTGCTTGATGAGCTTGCCGTTACAGATGAAACAAAGGAGTTGATAACAGCCACAAAGAGGATTTTTTATGAGGGGTGATGTTGTGTGGGACGCTAACAAATACCACCGAGAAACATATCATTACTTTAAACAGAAAGGTATTTGTGTGTATTGTCATAGTGAATTGGCAATGATTGGGGCTTCTTACTGTGATGATTGTGCTGGTAAACGACTTAAAAGACAAACTGCATACATAGGCAAAATCAAATCATGTACAATTGCTCATTCAGAGTACAAAGAAAAGGCTAATGAGTACCGCAGAAATCGAATTAAGATGTGGCGGGAAGCTGGTCTTTGTACCACATGTGGTAAAAGACCACCACGAGAAAACCGCAAAATGTGCTTGGACTGTAGCCTTAAACATAACAGAAGGATGCGTAAAAAAGATATAGAACGCAATGCAAGACCTTCACTTGGTTTATGCTTTATATGCGGGTTACCCGTGGTCGAGAGCAAGAAGGTTTGTGCAAAACATTATAAACATATACAAAACATGCGAAATGCGCGAGAGGAGTTGAAATAGCAGTGTTATTCCATGATTATTTTTCGGAATGGGTTGATTTATACAAAGAAGGCGCAGTACGTCCAGTAACCCTAAACAAGTATAAAATGACACTAAAACGCCTTACTGAAATAGCCCCAAAACTAAAACTTGCAGACCTTGATAAACGTACATATCAAAATCTAATCAATGAATATGCCAAAACCCACGAGAAGCAGACTGTACAAGATTGGCACACTCAATTAAAAAGTGCGGTGTTAGATGCTATAGACGAAGGACTGCTAAAGGTTGACCCAACACGCAAAGTCGTTATTAAAGGCAAAGACCCAACGCCTAAAAAGCAAAAGTTTTTAAGTGTATCCGAGCTGCAAAATTTGATAAATGCTTTAGATTTTAGCAGTAAATGGGATATTTTAATATTTTTGATAGCGAAAACGGGTTTGCGCTTTTCCGAGGCTTTGGGTTTAACTCCAAACGACTTTGATTTTGAAAACAACATTATACACATCAATAAGGCATGGAATTATAAGTGTGCTGACGGTGGTTTCGTTGAAACAAAAAACAAATCATCCAAACGCACTATACTAATTGACGAAAATGCCAGTAAAAAACTTCAAGAGTTGGTGGTGAAGGCAACTAACCCCGACATACCAATATTTGTTGAAGGTAGAATTTTTAATTCAATCGTCAACCTCAGATTGGAAACTCTCTGTAACAAAGCACGAATTCCTGTAATTTCTATTCATGGCTTACGACATACTCACGCATCTATCTTGTTGCACTCGGAAATATCCATTGCGAGCATTGCAAGGCGACTAGGACACGCAAACACGACAACGACACAAGAAACATATTTACATATCATAAAGGAACTGGAAGCGAAAGACAACAAAAAGATTGCTGATGCTTTGTGTAACTTTTGATGTTTTTTGCTGATTAGGAGGTCAAAATGAGCCAAAAAATGCTTGCAGAACTAAGAGAAACTGTAAAGAACTCCAAAGAACCTGTTTCCGAGTTTGCCAAACAAGCAAAAATGTCCATAATGACAATGGAAAACGCATTGGATGAACACCACAAACCAATACACCTTACCCTTCGCAAGATTGAAAACCTTATGAAAGGTGACTGGTACAAGGAACAGGTTAGGAGGATTAACTGGAACAAGACAATGGCAGGCAAAAATAAGGTTGAAGCCCGAAACCAGGCATTTGTTGAAAGTGGCAAGCCCTGGTATTACAATGGGAAGCATATGCCTATTAGGCCGCGGGTGACTGTTGAAATTGGCAGTAAACCGTGTTATGGATTTGGGGTTGGGAGGGTTTGAATGAAACGTCTAACAGCAAGAACCGATACAGGCAAAGCGTTCGTTAAGGACGCGGGAATTACTACATTTGAACTGATTGAAAGGTTGGCGGAACTTGAATATTTGGCAGAGTTAGCAGAGCAGAAGAAAAGGGTTTTAAAAAACAGGGAAAATGAATATGTTTTTTGTCCGCATTGCATGAGTGAAATTAGTGATTGGAAAAGCACCAAACCTTTACAGTGCCCCAAATGTAGACGAGATATTTCATGGTAGGTATCGCGAAAACTGCGGGCAAAGACTAGATTGGAGCGTGTAGAATGGGAGGCGTAGTGATGTTGCTCAGACTTAGAAAAACTCTCAAAATAAAATTTAGATGCAATTCATGTGTAAATGATTTCTTTGTTTGCGAGTGTACAGCTCAGGTGCAAAGAACGGTAAAAAGCAAATTTAAGATTGTTTATGAATGTTATCATCTTTGTGGGTATTGTGACCAATTTTTGCGCACCAATCTTTCTGTTAATAGGATTTTTAGGGTAACGAAACAGGAATTAGTTGAAAAAGACGAATAAAAAACACACCCGACATTCATCAACCGTTCGTATGGGGCGCGACCCCTGAAAAGTATTAGGTGTGTTAGCTTGAAGGTATTGCCTTAATTGTCAATGCGCTCATCACTGCCAAGCTAACAGGAGAGGTTGCGCAAAGTCCTAGTGTTAGTATTATAGCATTTTGGTTTGGGTTTGTCAAGAATATAAAATTTTGAAAGGATGTGTTATCTATGAAAATCTTGGTAGCCTGCGAGGAAAGCGGTATTGTAACCCAAGCATTCCGTGAGCGTGGGCATGAAGCATATTCGTGCGATATACTTAAAACGAGTGGCGGCAATCCTCAATGGCGTATTGTTGGTGATGTGTTACCGTTGTTGAATGGTAACATGGAATTTATCGTGCAAAGTGGCATCAAGCGCGAAATTAGGGGTAGATGGGACATTATCATAGCACACCCACCTTGCACATATCTATCAAACGCCGCCGCAGTAAGGCTTTACCCGCAAAAAGGCGTTATATGCCAAGGCCGTTACCAAAAAGGCTTGCTTGCCAAAGAATTTTTTATGACTATTTGGAACGCGGATTGTGATAAAATTGCAATCGAAAATCCAATTTCAAGCAAAGTCTTTGAAATGCCACCACATACACAGCAGATTGAACCATATCAATTTTATGGAGCTTTGCACCCATACACGAAGAAAACAAGGTTGTGGCTTAAAAATTTGCCACTACTTGTACCTGTCGAGCCAGTAGAACCAATAGGGAGCTTTCTGCCAGCGGGAACAAGCCGCAAAGATAAATCGAAATATGGCTACGCCAAGCGTGGCGATGATAGGAAAAATCGCTCAAAGACCTTTGCTGGTTTGGCAAGAGCGATGAGCGAGCAATGGGGAGGTGATTAAAATATGAGTTTATCAATCCTGCAAACACTTAATTTAAGATGTAAACATTGCGGGAAGTTAAATTGTAGATGTGATAATTATGAGCCTGTTAAGACGCTTTCTGAAATGGCTAAGGAAATGATTGAAGCAGAGGAAGCAAGAGCGGCTCAAGAGTTGGTTTGGAAGGAAGAAGAGCGCGAGCGAATGAAAGCCGCGGATGAGCACCTAAGAAAACTTCTTGGGTACTGATGATGTTCTGCGGGGCTAAAATAAGGAGGTCAAGTTATGGAATTTTATGAAGATGAATTATTTTACGAAAGCGTGGAACACACCATCAAAATAAAGCTTCAAAGCGAAGCTTTCAAAGGGTATGTAACTTTTAAGATTAGAGGAAGCCTTCGTGGCGGGAACATCTTAAAAAACGCCATAGATTGTCTTTGGGAGGATGAACTTGACTTTATCAAAAATGGTTGTAATTTTTTACACAATAAAGATAGCAACACAGTACACCTTGAGCTTGTTGACGCTTCTGGTATTTGCTGGGTTTCTCGCAGAACAAGTCGCAAAGAACTCGAAAATATGATTGTTAGTGTTGAGATTATAGATTGTATGGCTTTATATTAAAAAACGAGCCGCCCCCGAAAGTTTGACCCGCCAAAATTATCTCGTAAATATATTTTAGCGGATTTTAAGACAAATGTCAAGGGGGTTTTGGTGTGACGAAGGAGCGGTTAAAGAGATACAGGGATTTAGTGCGCGAAGAAGCACAATTGGAAGCGGAGCTTTTAGAGCGTGCGGGTTCTTCTGGCATTGGCGGTGGGGCGTTAGATGGTATGCCGCGGGGCGGGGAGCTTTCTGACCTTACAGCTAGGTTCGCTATTGAGAATGTGGAGCTTTATGCAATGCTCACTAAAAAGCGGATGGAGATTGTAAAGGAGCGCAGGGCGATTGAGGATTTTATAGAAGAGCTTGAGCCTGTGGAGCGGGTGTTGATGCGTGAGCGGTACATATCGGGCAAAAAGTGGGAGGAGGTTATGTTGGTTATTGGGTATGGGTGGCATCAGACGCATAGAATTCATGGTAAGGTTTTAAAAGAAGCGATAGAAAGCGACATTAATATGTGATATAATGATATAGTGGATAAACAATGTAGAGCGCACCGATAAAAAATATCCACAAATTTCCATTTTTCTCTGGACATTCCTCGGAAGCTCGTGTATGCTGTGAGCACAACGAAGGTCGGAGGACGAAATTGTGACAAAAAAGATTGATATTGTGCGGGATTACGTGGCAAAGGGCGATTATAAAAATGCCATGAAATTGGTCAAAGGCTTTACAAAAACCATTGGGGCAGATGATAGGTCACAAGTGACCCGTGCCTACGAGTGCTACATAAACCCAGAATTTTATAAACAATTGGGTAAAGATATTGATAAAGAAATTGCGGCAGGGATTGAAATTCTTATTAGGATTTACGGACAAGCCGCCGCATAAATAACCACCCCAAGAGCCGCAAGGCTCTTTTTGTTTTGGAGGATGCGCTATGGAAATTAAAAGATGATGCCTTTGTTGTTTTGGTAGTTGGTGAGATTAGGGACAAACAAGGATACTATAGAAATTTTGTAAGCGATACCATAAGGGCAGTAGAGAGAACTGGGGCTAGGTATTACAACGAGATTATTCTTGTAACTATGCTTGGTACACTCCCCATCCGAGCAGGGCGAGCCTTTGAAGCCACCCGCAAAATTGGCAAGACCCATCAAAATGTGCTTGTTTTTGTGAAGGGTGATGTTAAAAAGGCTGTTTCTAGTGTGGATAGGTATGAGGTTGATTTGTTGGATTAGTTAGATAAATGACTTGTATAAATTAGTTTTTCGCAAGAGGTGGTGAGGTGATTGCCAAAACAACGTGACCATAAACGGGATAAAGCCATGGAAATCTACCTTGACCATAATGGCAAGATAATTATGGCAGAAATTGCGCGGTTGTTAGATATGGTGACCGAATATTCGGATGGTACTGGCACGTTGCGGGGATGGAAGTCTAAGGATGGATGGGATAAGCATTTGAATGGAGCGTTCCAAACAAATAGAGGGTCACGCTCCGAAAAAAACACCAAATGTTCCAAACGCTCCGAAAAAAACACTACAAATAAATCTGTTGAAAAAAACCATGGCAAAAATCTGCCTAACAAGAACCCGAAAACAAACACCCCGCTCCACCCTCAGGCGCGTCCTGGCAATCAAAACGCTAAAGGTAATTCTGGTGGAGGCGCGCCACCTGGAAACAAAAACGCCCTTATTACTGGCGAATTTGAAGCTATAGTTTTTGCTGACATAACCGATGCGCAAGAGCTTGCTATCATTAACGCTGACCTTAAAGCCTTGGCGGCGCAGGATGCATTAATAAAAGATGGCTTTATACGACAAACGCGAATGGGGAAGCTTCTTAGCAAAACCCAAAATACCCCTGGTGGAATGGTCATTGATAATGTCACAAAAACTAAAGAAGATTTCCGAGATAGTACCAAAACCAAAGCCGTATCTGCTTTAGATAAATCTTTACGTATTATGGACAGCATGACCCGTAACGCTGGGCGCATACAGCAAGGCATTAGCCAGAAGCATAAAATGGGCGGAGGTGACTTCGCTATAGACTACCAAGCTATTAGGGAGGCGACAAAAGAAATGAAAAATCTCTTTAACCATAACTTGCCAGACAGACGCATAGAAGATTATGAAGATTAAGCCCTATTCTCCGTTCAGCAATAATCAACAAGCCTATATAAAAAGAGCCGAAACATCTTGGTTTAATGTGGCAGAGGGCAGCAAGCGCGCAGGAAAAAACATAATGAACATATTTGCCTTTTGTCGTGAGCTTGAATACCACCCCAATGAGTTGCATCTTATAGCGGGCTATACCTCAAGCACCGCAGGCTCTATTATTTTTAAAAGTGACGGCTTTGGAATAGAGCGCTATTTTGCAGGGCGGTGCAGTAAGGGGCGTTATGAGGATAAGCCCTGCTACTACATACAAACTGCCACAGGGCAAAAAGTTATAATGAGGACAGGCGGTAATAACATTTTAAGCCAAGACGCTATTGCTGGTTATACCTTTGGTACGGCATACATTTCAGAGCCTAACCGTTGTCACCCAAAATTTGTAGAAGAGGTTTTTTCCAGGACATTTTCAAGTGCGCGCCGCAAGGTTTTTCACGACATTAACCCAAAAGCAGAAAGTGACTGGTATTATGCCGATAAAAATATCGGGCTTTCCTTCCATATAAATGCGCAAGCGAACAACCCAAGTTATGGGTTTAACTATGGTCATTTTACCATGGCAGACAACCTTAGCATGTCCGATAAGCAGATACGGGAGGTCATAAAATCTGTTCCAAAAGGTACTGTATGGTATGCTAGGGATATTTTGGGGCAACGCCGTCAAGTCGAGGGGCTTGTATATAGTCTATTTAACCCAAAGGCAGGAGATGGCCATGTTGTGCCGACTGTTGATAGGGTTTATACTAAATACCAAGTCAGCGTTGACTACGGCACAAGAAACAGATTTGTTGCTTTGTTGTGGGGTTTTTGTGAAGGTGTTTGGTACTGTGTAAAAGAATTTATTTATGATGGACGAGAAAATTCTCAAAAGAATAGCGAATCATATCGCAAAGACCTAGAAGAATTTATAGGTAACAGACGTATTGAAAAAGTTATCATTGACCCATCTGCCCAAGATTTTAAAATAGCAATACAGCGTCAATGGCTTACCCAATTAGGCGATAATGCTGTTGATAAGGGTATTAGGAGTGTCGCAGATGCTTTTTACATGGGGCTTATAAAAATTAATGACTGTTGTATTGAGCTTATAAAAGGGCTTGGTAGATATATGTGGGATGAAAAGAAATGCGAAAAAAGTGGGGAAGAAGTGCCAATTAAAAATAAGGATGACGAAGTGGATGCGCTTCGTTATTTTGTTTATACCAATCAACTTGTAAAAATACATCGGATGAAAATGGGGGTTAGGCTGTGACAAGAAAGCGAATGCAAACCAGAATAGGCGGAACAATGAAAACCTTGGAAGCTATATTCTCTTACCCTGCCGAAAATTCTTTTGATGACTATATGTATATGTACAGGCGAACTGGTCCTGGTAAGCGCATAATTAATGCCATAGTAGACTTTACATGGAAAAACACCCCTATAATCACTGAAAACGATGAACTATACAAGCAAATTGAAGCCTTAAATAAAAACCATGCAATTTTTAAAATGTTAAAGCGCGCAGATGTGCTAGCTTGCATCGGGCGGTACAGCGTTTTGGTTATCAATACCAAAAACGGAAAACCCATGGAAGCCCTTAAAAATGCAGATGGCATTGATGAGATAACATTTTTAAGTGTTTATTCTGAAAAACAGGCCACAATTGCACAGTGGGATGCAAACCCAAATAGCCCCCGCTATGGCTTGCCAGATACATATAAGATAAACGTGCAGGGGGTTGGCACAAATTCCATTTCCCATACTGTGCATCATAGCAGAGTTATCCATATAGCTGATGAGCTTTTGGATAGCGATGTTTACGGCACACCAAAACTTGAACCTGTTTATAACTACATCCAAGATTTGATGAAAATTGTTGGTGGTTCTGCTGAAATGTTTTGGCGCGGGGCGTATCAAGGTTTGGTGTTTAATGTTGACCCCGAAAAGCTGATGCCAGATGAAGCTCTTGCTGATATAGAGGCGCGCATAGAAGAAAAAAGCGTAGGCATGGAACGTAATACCGTTGTTAGCGGCGTTGCGGTGCAGCCTCTTCCCTCTGTAACCCCAGACCCAAGCCGAAACGTTGACACGCTGATACAACTTATTGCATCTGGAAGAGGCATCCCAGCCCGTATTTTCTGGGGAAGTGAGCAAGGTCAACTAGCCTCTAGCACCGACCGCGACATGTTTTTATCTATGATAGCGGGGCGGCGCGAAGATTTTGCAGAGGATGCTGTTTTAAAGGTGCTTATTGATAGATTAATGGAAAGTGGTTTTTTAACTAAGGGTGATTATGAAATTGAGTGGCAACCGCTTATAGAGCAAACAGCAGACGAAAAAATCTCTAACGCCGATAAGTTGGCAAGGATTGGAAGAACAGTTGTTGGAAGTGCGGGAGAGGTTACGCAAATTTTCACCCGTGAGGAAATACGAGAGGAGGCTGGTTTTGAACCAGAACCTCCAGACACCAATTTTCAGCCACAGGGGGATTATTCTCATATACTGGCAGAGCTTCCTATGTATGACGAACCCAAATACAACAACAGGAAAAGGAAAAGGAAAAGGAGGTTCGGAAAGTGGGGTAGGAGTAGATGAGGCAGACAAATTTTCGTATATCAAAGGCGATTACCCATGAAATTGTTATAAATAACTTGAAGTTTGCCCGAGGATATGCTATAATTAATAACACACCCAAAAATTGCCCTGATTGTGGCAAGTTTATCGGTGATAGCGGTTGCGCCCATTGTTTTAAGGTGGCTCTTGAAGATGAGCTGATAGGACTTAAATATCCAAATGTGGCAGAGATTACTGGCGTTTCGCCTCATGCCGCAAGCAGAGCATTAGAGCGCGGGGTTGATGCAGATAGGATAAGAACCATTTTATCAGAATACACTGCAAGCACTCCAGGAAATTCAACTGACAGTAGGAGGTATCATCTTGACAATAATATTGTCATTATTGGTGCTGATGGCATTATAATAACTGTTTGGTAGGAGGTTTTATGGTTCAAGAACTTATAAAAGCAACTGAAGAGCAGACCTTAGAATTTTTGGTTAGTGAAACAGGGCTTAGTTTTAATGAAGTAAGAGCCAAGCTAGACGACCCAACATCTATTGACGAAATGGTGGGTTATGTTATTGATGCTATCGTAAGAGAAGTGACCATTTACGAGGCTGACCCAGAAAATAATTCAAAAGACAGAATTTTTCTTGCAGAAAATGTGTCTTTATATCTTGACGGCTTACGATAAAGCACAAAGTTATAACTGAACATAAAACCACCTGAATAAAAAGGTGGTTTTTTATTACCTTTGGAGGTGATTAAAATAATAAAAAGTGTTGTTATAAATGAAAAGCTAAATATACGTTATGAAACATTAGACGGCGTTAAATACCTTGTTGTTCCCGTTGTTATGGTGCGTGAGCAGGTGCTAAACGGGGAGCTTTTACCAGCAGAGGAAATTGAAAAGTCTGCCCCTGGGTGGAATGACCGTTCCGTCGTTGTGCATCACCCGCAAAAAGAGAATGGGGATAGCGTCAGCGCGGGGTTAGTTGAAATTATTGAAGATTATCATGTTGGTCGAATTCATAATGTGGTGTATGATACCGAAACCACAAAACTTAGTGGAGAGGCATGGCTCGATATTAAAAAGATGGACAAAAACGAAGAAACCCGCTCCGCTCTTGAACACATATTGAAGAGCAAGCGTTTAGATGTATCAACTGGCTACTATGTTAACAATCCGCAAGCTTTTAGCGGCATACACGAGGGCAAAGCTTATAATATTGTCCAAAGGGATATTTTGCCAGACCATCTTGCCTTGTTGCCTGGTGATGTTGGGGCTTGCAGCTGGGAAGATGGGGCAGGGGTGCGCAACAACAAAAAGATTGCACGCGCATTGGACACCCTTAAAAATGCTTTGCTGCCCAAAGCCAACACCCAAGTTAATTTGAGAGAAGAGCTTATGAAGGCTCTGGTTGACGATGATGCCAATGTTAATTGGATTGTTGAAACCTTGTACGATAGGCGCAAGAAAACCGACTTTGTTATTTATGAAAAGCAGATTTTTGATGAGCAAGGCAACCATGTATACCCCGCTAATGGCAACTTATTTAGGCGGGATTATAAACTTGATACATCTGGTAGCATTGTCCTTGGCGATAAGGAAACTAAGGTTCGTAAAAAGTCCACTTACATAACCGATAACGCCAGACAAACCCAAATCATGTTATCTGAAGCTCTGTTGTCACAAATCCAAAGCTCTCACCCAGATGTTAAGACTGTGGCAGAGCTTTACCACGACAAGGCAGACGGCACAGATTACGCTGTATTTGCCAAAAAGATTGATGGAAAGGAATTTTATTACAAAGTATCCTACAACTTCGACCGCGAAAGCGGCGATGTTACCTTGGGTGACACAGCCACACAGGTTACACAAGCAAGACAATATATAGACAGCGACACAAAACCAAAACAACCACAAAAAAGGAGTGACAAGATGTCAAAATTTTCAAAGACCAAGAAGGGTAAGGGCAGAACAAACAAAAAGCCCCCTGTTAAGTTGAACATGGGCAGAAAAACCCGTGTTAATTATGAGGATGAGGTTGGTTATGACCAATTGTACAGTGCCTTGGATGAATATGACCCAGATGGCATTTATGAGTATGTGCAGGCTTATGAATATCTGCAACTTGATGAGCCAGAGGTGGAAGCCAAAATTGATTATGTTGTTGCAGAAGCTACCACCGAGGAAGAGGCCGCCCAGGAGCTTGACAACGTACTTGATGATGTCTATAGCTATATCCAATATTTGGAGCATGTGGCTGATTCATGTGTTGAAAAAATTCTGGAGCTTGGTTATGAGCCTGCGTCAGAGTATTATCACTTAGAGTACAACCCAGATGACCAACCAGCGGAAAACATGGACACATCAGACCTAACCAACCCTGATTACACCATTGATGATGAAGAGAAAACAGTTAAGGAGCTTGAAACCGCAAGGCGCAAGGGTAGCAGGCGGAATAATACCAAACAAAAAACCTTAACTGCAGAGCAGTATATCAAGAATGTTCCAGACAAAGACCTGCGTGAATTTATGGTAAATGGCGAAAAGCAACATGCATCCTACCGCAACGGCATGATTAAAAATATTATGGTTGCTAATCGCCAATGGAAGCAAAACGAGCTATCTGCAATGCCAACGGCGCAGCTTGAAAAATTATGCTCGTCTTTGCGTATTGAACTGCCAGATTATGGTCTGCGCGGAATGCAGACCAATTCTGAACAGGATAAAGGCTACACCCCGATGACCAAAAACATTTTTGCAAAAAAGGAGGGCGGCAAATAATGTCTAGAAGAATTAGAAGTGATGCAAACACAAGCCATAATGTTATTAACATTTCAGGAAACCCAATCAAGCGCGAGGCCATATATGTGGGAACTGCCACTATTACCCCTGGTTGTATTGTTGTGCCATACCAAGGCGAACCAACAATTGGCGAGGGGTTGCGCGGTGATACAGGCGTTGTAACAGTGCCAACCTCAAGCGTTGCTGGCTTTGCCGTTGCTGATGTATCAAGTGCTAATGGAATGAATTTGGTTGCAGAGTACAATCAAAACGACCAAATACCTGTGCTATATTTCCGCAAGGGTGACATTGCCAATGTGCGCATTGATGCAACGGCAACAGTTAACGAAGGCACGGTTTTATATGCCGACGCTACAGGCACAGGGTTTACATCAACCGTTACAGGGAACGCGCTAGGCATTGCCCGCGAAGCCCTTGTGGTAAATGACCCAGATGTGCCAACTTTTATTAAAATGGAGGTGCTTGCATAATGAATTTAGAACAATTGCTGGCAATTAATGGATTGGCAGGAAATTCAGCAAAAATGCTTATTGCTAATGGAATGAATTTAGACACACTGCGCACCAATACAGTTTTGCAAAAAGATGACTGGGAGGATTTAGATAACCGAGTTATCGCAGTTGCTCAGGAGCGTCTTGTTGTGGTTTCTGACCTAGTTGAAAGAGGGCTGACCTATGACCTTGGCGGCATTGGCAAGACAGTTAGCATGTGGCAAACATCAGGTGACATGTCGCCCGCTAACGTATCTATGGAACCTGACAGCGAAGGCGAGCGCGACCTTGTAAACTTTGAAACCACCCAAGTGCCTGTGCCGATTATCCATAAGGATTTTAGGCTTGGTCTTAGACAGGTTGCGGCAGGGCGAGAGAGCGGCAGCAATATCGACCTTACAAATGCAGACGAGGCATCACGCACCGTTGCCATTGGTATGGAAGATTTGGTTATCCGTGGTTATGATAAGACCCTTGATGGGCAGCATATTTATGGCTACATAACCCACCCATACCGCTCTACAGTGGCTTTGACTGACATTGTAACAGGTGACCCGCTTCCATTTACTGTTGAAACCGCTGCTGATTGGATTTTGGCAATGGTTCAAGAGGCGGATGACAAAAGTTATCATGGTCCATTTGTCTTATATGTGCCAACGGGGCTTAGTACCATTTTGTATAAGATTATTCCAGGCACAAACGGCAAAATGCTAAAACAACATCTTGAAGAAATTGACCTTATTGACAGCATTAAGGTTTCAAGCCGTATGCCAAAAGGCAACATGGCATTGGTGCAACTTGACAGCGGTAACGTTGACCTTGCTATCGGGCAACCCCTTATACCTGTAGAATGGGATGAGAAAGGTGGCATGGCATTACACTACAGAATTATGACTGCCATGGTACCTCGTCTAAAGTTCCGCCAAAATAAAACCTTGGGTGTGGTTCATGCCACATTTATGCAATAGGGGGGGCTTGGTGTGACGCATACTGTTTTAATTGAACATATTCGTGTAGATGGCAGGGGCGGTCGTAAGACCTTTAATGTAGGTGATAAAATTACCCCTTCCGACCACGAGTTACGATGGTTCGCCAATAGGTTTAGTCCTTTGGCACAAGGGTCAGATGCCAACCAAGAAGCAGACCCTCCAAAGCAACCAGAGGACGAACCTAAGAAGTCAGAAGCAGAGGTGACGCCAGATGAGGAAGTTAAGGCGGAAAATGAAGGTGATGAAGCCCCTCCAAAGCAACCAGAGGACGAACCTAAGAAGTCAGAAGCAGAGGTGACGCCAGATGAGGAAGTTAAGGCGGAAAATGAAGGTGATGAAGCCCCTCCAAAGCAACCAGAGGACGAACCTAAGAAG